GTGTACATACCCATTCGCTCTACTACATCACGCCGGATAGGTACAACACGTACATTATCTACGGCTATGCGTTCAATGGTAAACTTTAAAACTTCATAGGCTGTATTCTCTTTAGGATCGTATCCTATGTATACAGTGTTGGGTGATTTCTTCATCTATATTCCTTTTTTTCATTCCCATGATTAGGGTGAAAATTATAATTAATACTTGCTACTGCTCTGACTGCTGCTGCTTCTTCAGCAGTGTCATAATATCCTAAATGTTTGTCAATATTATTAATACGTATTCTTGCACGATATTTTCCCTGATATTTACTCACACCTACATAACCAGTTGTATTATTTTTTTGTAATGTTTTATTTTTATGGTTTTCAGCGTTAGTTACATCCCTAAGATTTTCTATTCTATTATCTGTAGGGTCTTGATTTATATGGTCTATTTGATTTTTAGGCCACTCACCATAATATATTAACCATGCTATACGATGTGTGTAATAATCTTTGTTTAACAATTTACCATCTAATCTAGATATCTGTCCAGATTTTTTACGATTAATAGCTGTAAGTGCTTCTTTACCAGCCCGTCTAGTATTCCAAGACTTTGCATAGTTAGGGTTCTTAAAATATTTTGGTGGTCTTTCTTTCCAGAAGAGTTTACCAGTATTAGGATTGTAAGTTAATAATTCTCTAGCTATTTCAGCAGTAAGTTCCATAATAATTATCCTTATACACTATATTTGTTTATCTGTCAAGCACTTTCTGCCCATACTTCTGACCAGCTACCACTCAATGCACCCTTTGCATAATCAGTAGAGTGGTTCTCAAAGAAGTTAGTATGAGTAGGTGCATTAATCATAGTCTCTACCCAAGGCAGAGGATTACGTTTGACCTTGAAGATACCCTTCATACCCATAGAGATAAGCCTACGGTCTGCAATGTACCTAATGTATTCCTTCACCTCAGTATCTCTAAGACCTTCTACCTTACCCATCTTAAATGATAGGTCTACAAACTTATCTTCTAGTTCAACCATAGTCTCTGCAATGCTATAGATGGCTGACTTGGTTTCATCGTTCCATTCCTCACGGTTCTCTTCGATGTAAGTTCTAAAGAGTTGGATCATACCTTCTGCATGTTGTGTCTCATCTACAATAGACCACGTTACAATCTGTCCCATGCCCTTCATCTTACCATGACGTGGAAAGTTAAGTAGCATAATAAAACTAGAGAACAGTGCCAGTCCCTCAGTGAAGGCAGAGATAGCAGCTATCTTAATAGGCAGAGATATTTTCTTACTGTTTACATTAGCCATGAAGTACTCATGCTTCTCACGCATGGCATCGTACTCCAAGAACTCATTGTATGTAGAGTCAGGCATACCCAGTGACTCAATCAAGTGTGAGTAGGCTGCAATGTGTAGTGCTTCCCTAGCAGCAAAGCCTGACAACATCATACGTACTTCAGGCTGTGGGAAGTTAGGTAGGTAGTTATCAATGTACCCACCAGCTACATCAATGTCAGACTGAGTGAAGAACCTAAAGATATTAGTTAAGAAATACTTCTCTTCAGTAGAGAGGGTATTCTTCCAGTCTTTAATGTCTTCCATTGGGTACTTCAGTGTGCAGCCAGTGAGACTGTTCATGTTTTAACCACAGGTCATACGCCCACGGGTAGTGGAACGGTTTGAAGTAGTCACGTCTATCTTGAAGTTTTAATTTACTGGTCATAGTATGGTCTCTTTCCTCTGTTGTCTTTCCACTGTCTTGGTATACCTTCTTCGTGATCAAAAGTATAGTGGCTGTTCCACATAGCACAAGTTATGCTAGTAAAAATTCCGTAGCCTTCTGATCTTAGGTGGTAGTACCACTTGTATATCATGCTAACCTTCACAGGCCAAGCACTCCTCACCAGAAGCAAGTGCTTCCATATCAATCTCCTGTATAATCTCCCGTTCAATCTTACGTGATACCTTGTCAGCCTTACCAATCTTTTCAGAACGACAGTAGTACATAGTCTTGACTCCTTTCTTCCATGCCATGAAGTGTACAGCATGTAGGTAGGTGATGTTTGCATCTGGCCTGAAGAAAACATTGAGTGACTGAGACTGATCAATGTATTCCTGCCTATCAGCAGCATGTTCAATCACCCACCGCTGATCAATCTCCATAGAAGTCTTGTATATCTCTTTCTCTTGATCGTCCAAGCAACGTAGGTGCTGCACTGAACCATCGTTAGCAATGATTGATGACCAGATACGATCATAGTTTAAGTTAGTATTCTTTTCACACTTGTCTTTAATAAGCTTATCTAAGAACTTGTTTTTATTTAAGAAAGAACCACTCAAGGTATCCTGTCTATAAGCGTTAGCTCTCCAAGGTTCAATAGATGGAGAAGTATTGCCCATGATAATAGAGGAAGAAGCATTAGGTGCAATAGCCATGACATGACTACACCTTAGTCCAGTGCCTTTGGCATCAGGAGCCTCACCTCTCTCACGTCCAAGCTCAAGGTTGGCTGAGTCAAGACCTGATCTAATGTGTCTAAACATTCTCATGTTAGCAGACTTAGCCACGGCAGATTCAAATGGCATACCCTTCTTCTGTAGGTAAGCATGAAAACCCAAGGCACCTACACCTACACTACGCTCACGCATTGCTGAATATTTAGCACGGCTAATACTATCAGGAGCATCTTCAATAAACTTACTCAGAGTATTATCTAACATCTCCAAGACATCTTTAAGAAAGCCTTTGTCTTTAGACCACTCATCAAAGTATTCTAGGTTAAGAGAAGACAAGCAGCATACAGCAGTGCGATCTTTATTAGTAGGTAGTATAATCTCTGAGCATAGGTTAGACTGATTGATCTCCAAGCCAAGCTGCTTCAACCATACTGGCATCTTCTCATTGGATGTATCAATGAAGTGTATGTATGGCTCGCCTGTTTGCATACGCATCTCTAAGATACGCTGCCACATATCTCTTGCTGAGACAGTATCTTTAATTTCTTTTGTATGTGGTTCACGTAGGTGCCAGCTATCATCTACGTTGGGATCAGTCATACAATCTTCAACAAGCTGCATAAACTTATTGCTGATATTGATACCATGATGAAGGTTTAAGCATCTAAAGTTTTGATCACCAGTAGGCTTACGCATCTCCAAGAACAATAGTATATCAGGGTGATCAATGTTTAGGTAGGCAGCATAGCTTCCCCTACGTGTACGTCCCTGACGGTAGGCTAGGCTAGAGGCATCGTACATCTTTAGGTGCGGCATCATACCCGTGGACTTGTCATCAGCAGAACGAATACCAAAGCCAATGCCTACACCACCACCACACGAGATGGGTAGCCCACGCTTGGACCTTCCATAAGATAGAATAGGAGTAGAGTAAGACAGCCAGTGCTTAGAGGCGTAGTCATACAATCTCTGTGCATGTTCTTTGTTTGAAGAGAATGTCTTTGATACAAAAGCAAATCTTTCTTGTGGTGATAGCTCGTTATCCATCATGTAAGATTCTTTGAGCCTAGCAATACCAAGCTCATCAAACAAATTATCTTGTGCTGGATTAATCTCAATGCCAAGGTGGGTCATCTGAGGCACTACTCATTCTCCTTTGTTATATTCCATTTGTAATATCATTTGTGCGTAGTGAATTACTTTACGTATGTCAGCTTCACCATCACCCTTAGTTCTGTGTCGAGTAATATACTTTACCACGTTACCTTCAAGAAAGTCAAGCTTATTAGAATAGATATACTCTACAGGTTGTATCTTACAATCCTTATAGTGACTGCCTCCAACTTGTGTATTCAATGCTTTGTTCTGATGATCCAGTATTTTTTCCACTTGCTCTCTATCCTCTTTCATTCTTCGTAAGATATAGTGATCTCTTTCTTCAGCCATCCACTTCACGCCTACTTCCTTTTAGCCTTCTTAAGTTTTCTATTACAAGACTCAATCCAATTTGAAAATGTATTTGTAAACAAGCATGGGAACACAGTGTGGATTAACAGCGCCAACCCAACTGCTATACATTCTCCTAACATACTGAAAGAAAACAGGAAATGTTCTTTGTATGTCATGTTAACATCATTCAAATGTTTGTTCATCTTTAGCTCCTTTCCATATACGATTTAATTTATCTCTTGCTTCATGTTCACCTTCTGAATTAATAACATAAGCTGCAAACTCTCTAACACTAGAGGGTCTAAGACCTGCATAGTCACATACAAATTCAAAGTTCTGGCTTGTTACACCTATAGAAGCAAAGAACCAATTGGTAGCTTGCCTTCTGATAGATGTTATGCTGGTAGTTTCCTCACTACTTTTTGGCTCAGTTGCGTCAAGCAATGCTTGGTAGATAACTGATAGAAATAAAATGTTCTCTGACTTGGTAAACTTTTTAGATTGAAAATCTAATATATTATTTAAATCTTGTGGGTTCATTTTCAAACTCTTGTACTGGCCTATAGAACTTACCACCCACATACTTATTATAATATGCTGGCTCATCTGTACCTTCTAAGGTAGAGGACAATACATTATATTTCATCTGGTAGTATAGCTCGTAGTATTTCAGGCTTCTTTTATTTTTAAACTCTGCTATTATCTCAAACTTAAAGTTCTTCTTACCTATCTTTTCAATGTCTTCTAACAAAGGCTTAGAAGAACCCATATAGATAAGCCAATTAGATTCTCTCTTCGTAGCTTTGGCACTACCCTTCTTTCTTTTTACTGGATGCCAATACTGCTTGCAGCCTACGTAAGCCTTGCCTGTTTTCTTATTTGTAATAAGATAGACAAACCCAAAGTGTTTCTTGGGATCAGGCTTACTAGGATACTTCCAGTGCATATCTATATTGTTTCTGTTCTTAATTGGCTCTGCTTTAAACCATACCCCTCCCCATGCCCTAAATTAACTATATTTTTAGGGTCAATTAATTCATCTTTAGTTGCCCATCCTCTAATAGTAAAAGAAGGATATTCAGCAGTAACTAAAACAAAGGAATCAATATCTTTATAGGGTGTATTTATTTTTGCAAGTAGCATTCCCGTTGAGTACTTAGTTGTTTTAACATCTATACGAATACCAGAGTGAGATAACAAATCAACTCCTCCTTGTCTCGCATATATAGTTAAATCTGGATAAACATTTAACCATCTAGCTGTCGCCAACTCACCCCCTAATCCTAGAAGGTCTGTTTCTGTATTACTTTGAGGTCCAATTTTACCATTACTTACACCTGATGAACGTGCTATATTGTAACGCATTTTAGCACCTTCAGTACAAAGTTTTTGTTCAAGATCAGTTAAAGTATATTCATATATCATTAGTTACTTCCTCAACATCAGGTGTTTTCGCCACTTGAACCAAGTCCCTTGTGCCGTTTGAATACTTGAATGTGCGTATGCCTTTACCTTGGTTAGCATCAGACCAACACACACTCTTGTGTCTACAGTAAACACAACCAACAGCAAGCTTAAGGTTACCAGACTTCCCATCAGGAACAGCAGCATAGCACCTAGAAGGTACACTACTTCCTTTAACCACTTCTTTAAGGTGCTTAATCCTGCTACTAGCATTGACCATCTCCATAGAGTGTACTGGTGTTAAACAAATCTTACCAGTAGATTTATCTATAACAAGAAAGGCTGCTTCAGATATACCATTGGCTTGAGCATAGGCAGATATCTGTGCCATGTATCCAAAGGGATCGTCGTCAGCTATTGTATTAGACTCAAACTTTTTAAAGCTGAATCCAGAAGCAGACTTACAATCAACCAAAACCCCATCAATAACTGCATCCTGATGACCCAGTACTCCTTCTACTGTAACTTCTTTCTGTTGCGCTTCTACTGTGTGACCTGCTATGGATGCACAGAGTAGTAGAAGTTCTTCAAGAATATATCCATATAGAAATTTAATACGTGTACTTGGTGGTAGTTTTTCTTCTGTTGTTTCTGTATTAACATCATACCATAATTGTCTGTCAGGCTTTCCTATTGCAGACAGCCTAAGATT